TGTCTGTCAAAATACTCACTATGCCCTGTTGCATGTAAATAACTCATCATATCCACATAAAATTTTGGTTTTATTACTCTTTGAAATCCCATTAATAACCTCCTGTAGTTCTTGTAGATCTTGTAGTTTGTTTTGCAGAAGGTGTGCTACTTGGCTTTTCTTCTGTTAATAATTTGTTTGTTTGTTTTATATGGTTACTACTTACTATTTGTGAGTAACTTTTTTTAGCACCTGATTCATTCTTGTTTTCTATTGTATTCCAATCTTCACTAAGACTTGTAAAATCTGCATCTTTGAAATATATATTATCCCAAGTTCTTTTAGGATTAGATACTGATATGCTAATTTTATTAAGGTCTGTAGTTGCTGCAAATGCAAACTTAACATTTAATTTACCTGCAAATGTAAATAATGATTGTTCTGAACTTAGTGGATTAGTACCTAAACTAAATATAATTATCTTTTTACGATTTGCTCTACATACCCAACCTTCAGGTAGTGTAGGCTCAATAGTTATATTACCTGCATAATGTATTTCAATACCTGCTAAAGTAGGTTGATTATTATAAAGTATAAAAGTTCCATTTTTTATTTCTGCATTCATATTATTCCAATATTTGTGTTATTAGAGTTGTTACATCTAATATGTTAATACCACCATCTTGATTTGTGTCTGCTCTTGATAATTCATCTCCTGTAAGTTCATTTTGTCCTAATATATGTTGTACTATTAATATTGCATCTAATACATTAAGTTGTCCATCTGCATTAACATCTCCTATTATAGGATCAATATCTTCTTCTGTTGCTATGTTTTGAAAAAACTCTTTTGTAAATGTATCTCCTAAGTTTGTGGTTATTTTAATTCTTCCTGACCTAACTTCTTCTGTATCATTTGTAGATTTTGCTTTGATAATTACATAGCCATTATAATTGTTATCTGAATTAGCATAAGTTATCTGTTCAAAACTTGGTGTATTAAGTATATAATCTGTCCAAGTACCATCTGTTTTTTCTTGTAGTGTTACATTCCAATTTTGTTCTGTAGTATCATAGAGTTGTGTTTGTAATACATCAAGCCTAATAGCAGAATTTTCTTCTGCATTTAATATATAACTATCTTGTGTTGGAAACCATTGTAGGCTAAACTCGTTGTTTATATCTGTTGGATATTCTGTAAATATAGGTTGAAATGCTTGTTCTCTATTTACTAATGTATATCCATAAACACCACCATCATCTATTACATCTGCTATTTGTGTGTAATTGCTTGGTAATTTATAATCAGGATCTAAAAGTGTTTCTTGTACTAACCATGATGGTAAACCATATTGTAATCTGTGCAAACGTCTTAATTTTATATCTATTTTAGAACTTGATTTGTTTATATTTGTAACCATAAAAAATGGATATAACAGTTGTCCACCTTTAACTTCGTATGACCAATACTTATATCCTAAACCTGTTTTATCTGATAACTGATCAAGATAAATAATATCTCCTATTTCTGCATCTATATATTTATTTGTAAGGCTTAGATTAATAATTAAATGTTGATTTATATTTTCAAGTAGTAAATGTTTTTTAAAGAGTTCTACTGTATGTGTAGATCTTATATATTTTGCTTCTACATCATTATTAGATTCTTCTATAGTTTTGTTATATAGTTTATTTATATCATATATCCAATTTTCAGGTGTATTATTCATACCTTGATATAAATTATTAGTAATACCACTATAATCATCAAATATACCTGCTGATTGTGTTACTATAGTATTTTTCTTAGATAATTTATTAAACTTTTCTGTAGCATAGTCAAACTCATAAGATATTTCATGTGAGTTATATACATCTTCTAATTTTGTAGTTTCAAAATTATAGTTTATAACATCATTTTTAGTAATATGAAAATTTACATCTGTTGCATTATAGTATTTTTTTAATGTTGTATAATCAAATTTTCCATTAGGTGCAAATTTTGGGTATAATTTAGTATTTGTAGATATTTCTTGTATTACTTTTTTAATTTCTTCTTGTTCGTATAAAGTAAACCCAAGTTTCCAACCTTGATGTGTTGCTATTGATTTATGTATTGTATCTTCATCAAATGTATCTGTTTCAATCGTAGATTCATTTTCTATTAGATGTTTTACTACAAGTGCAGGTGTTTCTACAATATATGATTCAGGTGTATATATATAATCTTTCCAACCATTTGAAATATATAATTCATTAATTTTATCTTGTGATTGTTCAGGTGTAAACCCTTGTTCCCAATCATTTTGTGTGCCTACAATATGATTCATTCTTATAAATTTATAATTAAATCCATATGTTTTTATTCTTAAAGGTACATCAGCATATATTATAAAAGATTCATTTTCTTGTATAATTTCATTAGTGCTTGTTGTACGTTGCAGGTTTTGATATTCTGTTATTTTGTTATAATGTGTATAAATCCATATATATTCAGGTATAGTATCAAATTCTAAACTATCTATTAAATCATCACATGATATTTCAGGATTACAATTTATTAACCAACCTGTATCTCCACCTGATGTGTCGTTATTGCTTCCAAAATCTGATCTATATCCAATATTTTGTAAATAGACACGTGCAGAAATAGATGAATTTTGTGATAATAATATTTCTGTTAATATATCAGTGTCAAATGTATTTAATATCCAAGAGTTAAAAGGTGTCCATATTATATTTTCATCTATTCTACCTAATACATTAGCATACCAATCTTTTTCATTTGGCTTTTCAATAAAAGCATCTTGTACTATATGTAAATAGTTTAATGCACCAACAGTAGATTGCCTTATACTTTGATTATAATCAAATTTAGGTTGTCCAACTTTTAAAGATTTAAATTGTTCAATAGTATTCCATTCTGTAACTAAAGCACCTGCACTGCCTACTATACCACCATCTGTAAATGTTCGCATTTGATTATGTCGATATTTTTCTGTAGTTATATTAATATTAAAAAGATGATTATCTTGTCTTGGTGCTATAGTGTTCCAAGTTTTTCTCCAATCTTCTTGTCCTAAATCTTCTGCCTCCCAATTATCATCAAAATCTTTTATTTTTAATGCTTTTGCTATTGGTGCTTGTGTTCCCCAAAATATAGATCCTGATAAATATGTATTAGTATTATCTTGACCATAAGCATAATGTTGATTGCGAAAATGATATATATCAAAATATGCTCTTGTAATACATTTGTTATCAAGACCTATATCATCAAGTTTAAACTCCCAATTAACATAACTACCATCTGCTGCAGCATTACTTAATCCTACACCTGCCCAACACAATGCTTTACCATCATCATTATATATATAATCTTTATAGTTATTAGGATTTAAATTAAATACACTAATATCTCCATTTGTATCAGGTACATTCCAATTTTTTAATAATGAAGATTCTGCTACATCTCCTATATTTAAAACACCACTATTAGTTTCATGTACAGGTGGTATATGTATGTTTTCATAATTATCAGATTCAAATGGAAAATATGCTTCAGTTTGTAAAATATAATTATCTTCTTCAAACATTGCTTCTTTCCATTCATCAGCATAAAAATTATTAAAACCTTGTGCATTATTATAAGGAAAATCATTATCTCTATTTGTAGTTGCATATAAAGCACCACTAAAAGTATTTGCATTATTGTTTATTTCAATAACTGTTGCTTTTTTTTGTCCATCTATAGAAGTAAATTTTCTCCATATTCTGCTTATAATAGCACTATTTAATTCTAAACCACCTAATGATTCAGATAGTTGTAATGCTTCTTGAAATTTAAAATATTCTGCTGTAACTAAAATTTGATTGTTAGCAAATTCAAAAAACTTATTATTTTGATTTAAAACTATATCTGTTTCATTTGATATAAAATTTAAATAGTCGTTTGGTGTTTTGTCTATAATATTTAGATAATTATCATCATATACATATACAGAAGATTTATTAAATAAATCACTAAATGTTGTACTACCTATGTTTATCATTGGATATATTTCATTATCATCTTCTACTGCTATATTATAAATAGGTTTACTATCACATATTAAAGACATTACTACTTGATTACCTTCAGAATCAGATTCAAAAGGATTAATATTTTTTCTTACAGGACTTTTATTAACATGCCCATAAACAATAGGTATAGGCTTTAATTGATCTGAAGAAGCATAATCTGTACCTTCTGCTAACTCAGGTATATTTTTGCTTAATAAAGGCTCAGTAGAATCTTCTGTTTCTATTAATATAATATTATTTCTTTGTTTATATTTTGTGATTATAGATTGTGATAATAACAAACAATCATCTAATGTTTTGCAAGATTGTGATTTATAGTATATTCTAACTATACAACTATTTATATCTTTTAAATAATCTGAAAATACTCTACCATGAAAATCAGTATTACTTATCTCTATAGTTGTTGTTTGGATTCTTAAATTCTTTTTTTCTGTATCTATACTTTGTTTTACTGATGGTGCTTTATTAAGTAAAGGTTCATAGTAAGAGTTGTCAAAGTATATATTGTTAGTAGATATGTATAATTTATCTTCTTCTGCAACATTGTCTATTTCACTTATATTGCTTGAATTAATACCTTTATATATAACTACAAGTGGTGTTGAGGATTGTACATTGCCTTGTGTATCTGTTGAGTATCTATTGCTTTTTTCTATAGCCATTATCTAAAATCATATCCTTGTCTTATTGCTTCTCTTAGTTCGTCTATTAATTCGCCTTGTACAAAATCTCTACTAAGTACATTGCCTGTAATTACTATGTTACCTCCACCTTGTGGACCATCTACATTTGCACCTTCAAGTGGTGTTATTTGTACTAACTCAGCACCTGCTTCTCCTGCTACGATTGGTGTTGCTTGATCTACTACTTCATTCATACCATATTGTGCAAATCTTGTTTGTGTTCCACCTATACTACCTTTTGTAGAATTTATGTTTGCAATTTGCTCATCTATAGTTTTAGATTGTGTAACACCTCTTGCAACCAAACCTGCACTTGCTGCAACTTTTTTCGCAATATTAACAGGATCCCAACCTTCTTCTGTCCATATATCTATAACACCTTTAGCAACATTTGCACCAACCATAAACTTTTGCACTTTAAGTTGTTCTGCTTTACTTCCTGCTGAAGCCATTGCTATTGCACCCATACTACCTATAACTTGATTTCTTAAAGCACTATCTTGTGCAAATAAGTCTTTTGTTATTGCTTTCATACCTGCACTAAATTTAGCAGCACCTTTTAATGAGTTTGCTGTACTTTCAGGTAATATTCTTAATCCTGTATCTACTTTTTCTAAACCTGCACTTAATCCCTCTAATGGTTCAGGTCCATATTTTTCTGCGACTAAACTTAAAAATGTATTCATAGGATCTGTAATCATTCCTATTTCTTCTTTTAATTCACTCATTTTAGTTTTTATATTTCCAAGTTTTTCAGTATTTGTATCAAAAACTTGGTTTAGTTTATCAGTAGATTCTGTAAAGTTATCTTGTTCTTGTGTAATTTGTTGTGTTACTATTAAATCTTCGCCAAGCATATTTTGGTAGGCTTTATTTTCTGATAAATTTTTAATTTTATCAGTATATTCGTCCATAGTTAAATTGCCTGATTCATATTCCTTAAATAATTCAGATGCTTTTTCTGCTATATGTGTTACTATGCCTTGAAAGTTTGTTGCAAATCTACCTGATTCACTTATACTATCTGCAAAACCTTGATTATCATTAATTATTGATTGAAAATTACTTCTTGAAGCACCTTCTAACTCTCCAAATGCTTTAGTAGCATTTTGCCCAAATTCAATAGCAAAATTTTGTGCATTTGTATAAGAAGAAGTAATATTTGATATAAGTTCAGTTTGCTCACCTAATGTTTCATTTAATAATTGTTCTTGTAATAAATTATCTATTTTCAGTTGTGTTACTTTATTTAAATCTTGTAATTCTTTTTTTAATCTACTATTAGATAATGTTTCTGCATCTATATTTTTTAAAAAATCAGGATATTCTTTTTGTAGTTCAAATATTTGTTTATTTCTTTCTGCTCTTGGTAAATTTGATGCTATTATTGCATTTGTTGCAACCCTTATAGCATTTTCTTCTTGTTTAAATGCTAATATTTGTGATGTTATTGCATCTTCTGTACCTATAATACCATTAATCATATTTGTAATACCATTAGTAAATGATTTAGCAATAGGTAATAATTTATCTCCTATACTTGCACTCAATCTATCTACTGAATCCATCATATTAGAATATGAACCATCAAATGTTTCTGATAGTTTTGATGTAGCACCTGCTATTCCTGCAGTAGGATCTTCTATCATTTCAGTTAATGCTTTTCGAAATTCAGGTAATGTTAATTTTGTTATATCATCAATACCTTTAAAATCTTTTAATAAATTTAATATACCTCTTTCTCCTAGCACATCTGCTGCACCTGCACCACCTGCAAATGCTCTACCCATAGCATTGGCTGCTTCTACTACATCTGTACCCATAAATGCTGCTAAATCTGCTACACCTTTTATATTTGCTTCTGCATCTAAACCAAATGCTTTTAACTGAGCACCTGCTTCAACTACTGATTTAACTGCAAATGGTGTTGTTGCTGCAACTCTTTGAAAGTTTTGAAATGCTTTTGTACCTGCATTTACAGAACCATACATTGATATTAGTCTTACTTTTAAAGATTCAAACTGTGAAGCAGTAGATATAGCATGTTTTCCTATTGCAACTATTGCAATACCTGCTACTGCTATACCTGCTTTTAGTTTTAAAGAACTTTTTTCTAACTTATTTTCACTATCATTAAGTTTATCAACTTCGCTTTTAGTCTTATTAACACCTTTAGATTTAAAATTAAGTACGTATTCGTTTTTTATCGCCATCTTTTTCTTTCTGTCTTTCTTGTGCTAAGTGTTGCATACAATGTTTAGATTCATGCTTATATATCAAAAATTCATCTATAACAGATGCAGGAGTGTTTTGTACAGTAGAATATATAGGTGTTTTAGATTCTAAAGAATACTGAACTTTTTTGATTCTATTTTGGATATTATGATCATACAAGTCTGTAGGGTTGGAATAAAATAAGTGTGAAACATATAATGATTCTCCCAAAGGGTATTTGTTAAATGATTTATCATAGCATCTACATAGTTCTTCATAAACATCTTCTATATTATTAAATTCTATTTCTTTGCCTAATGTTAGGCTTCTTGCTTTGTATGGGAAGGTTGCAAAGTCTTTTACGAGTTCACAACCTTTATAATAATACCATACATTTAGTCTAAATAGAATCTCATCTACTTTTTTTTGTTTAAAGCATCTCCTATAACCTTAAATAGTTCAATGATTTCTTCATTAGTGAACTCATTAATCTGTTCATCAGTCATATTTGTTCCAATCCTTATGCAGTTTACCATACTTGTAAACATCTTAGGATTTTTATCACTTGATACTTGCATCATTAAATCTACAAGTTCACATCTCTCATCAAGATTAATATCTTTTAGAGTTATTTCCCTTTTAGATTCTGTTTTACCATCTCGTTTTACAACAAGATCTATTTTATTAGCCATGCTCTCTCCTTGTTATTATGCTATTGTTATACCAACCATTTTAGTTGATGAAGATATATCATCTGCACCTACTACTGTGAATGGTATTGTTTCCATTAATACTGCACCACCATTATCTATAGATGGTTCATTTAAGAAACATTTATCAAGTGCTATGATAAAATTACTATCTTCTGTAATATTAATATCTACTGTATTACTATCATAGAATTTAGCAAGTAAATCATGAACATCATCATTTCTTATTACAGTCATTGAACCTGTAACCTCAAATCCACCAACCATAGCATAACCAAATGG